AACACAATCCCATTCAAACCATTCTGAGACATCAGAATGGGTCATAAAGCTATCGGAGTCTTTATAGTGCTTATTAAGCACCGCATTAAAGACTTTGGTCAATCCGTATCTTTCTGACGGAGAAGAAGCTTGAATTGAAGCAAAGTGGGAAGCTACGGCAAAGACTTGTCGAGAAGTAGCAATTTGGTTAGCGTCGATTGAGTTGAAGTTTGATTTGGCCATTATAGTATTCCTTATTTATTAATTTAAAAAGTCACAAGTGACTTCTTTTTAAATTAATAAATAAGGAATACTTTTTAGTATCTCCATAACCTTTTATAGGTTATGGAGATACTAAGTTCGGCCCTAAGACTTTTAAAGTCTTCAAAGCAGCGCGAATCCCTGTCGGGATTTTCCTTGCAGCTCGAAAGACTTAGGAGACTTTAAAAGTCTCAGGAGGGGTTGATTAGTCGTAGACTAAAAAGACGGTAAGTCGTTGAAAAGATTGGAAGTCTTTGGAGTAAACCTAAAGGTTTAAAAAAGCTTGAAAGCCCTCCTAGTTTTGTAAACTAGAAAACTTGTTAGAACTTTAAAGACTTTAAAAGTCTTCAGAGGGGTGGGCATTGAAGACTTTTAAAGTCTTGAGAGCTGCTTCACAGAACTCCTAGTCTTTTAAGAAGCTCTATGGAGCTTTTAAAAGACTAGGAAGATTTTCTAAGTCTCTAAAGACTTAGAATTTTTGAAGTCTTTAGAGACTTCAGGGGGTGGGCAAGCTGCCATGGGGGGGTACTGGGATATATATACAATCTCATACATTTTACGGAGATATGCCATGTAAACCAGACTACGCCGCAGCTTAAAAGGCTTTAAAGGGAGGAGCAAGGACTGGGAAGTCGGGCGGCTTCCAAGGGCTTTAAAGGGAGGTAAGGGAATAGGTGATAGGGGTGCAGTATACATATGCTATAACCCCGGTGGGCTTAATATCTATTATACCCGTATAATGACCATCTGTCAAGTTTTATTTCATTTATTTGCAGGTCTTCCCCTTATATACTATATATAAGGGTAATGTTAGTATATTATGCAGAAAAGTTATAAAAAACTTGACAAGACTCAATATTACGGGTATACTATAGTATATACAGTTTAAATGACTAGGAAGTCTAAATGCCTACAAAGCAACTCACCACAAAGCAACAATCGTTTCTGGATAACCTTACTACTTGTGGTGGTGATGTTAAACATGCAGCAGAGCTTGCAGGCTATGCCGAAGGAACACATTACACTGTAGTGAAGGCATTGAAGTCTGAGATACTGGACATTGCTACAAACATACTGGCGCTCAATGCACCTAAAGCAGCTTCTAAGCTCATTCAGATTATGGATAGCCCAGAACCTGTACCACAAGCGAACATGCGTATACAAGCTGCACAGCAGATTCTAGACCGTGTAGGACTAGGCAAGACCGAAAGGTTAGACGTAAACGTAAACACTGGTGGTGGTTTGTTTGTAATACCGGCCAAAAAGGAGGTTGTTATAGATGGAGACTATACGGAGGTCTAGTAGCACTATACCGTTTGGCTATGAGCTAAACGAAGACAATACAGAATGGCTTAATCCAATTCCTGCACAGATAGAGGAACTGGACAAAATGATTACAATGATTAATGACAGAACACTAAGCTTACGAGAAGCGTCATTATTCCTTGAGCACAGAACAGGTCGTTTCATTTCGCATATGGGCTTAAAGAAGATAGCCGATAAAAGGAAAGAAGCATAATGAAGGATTGGGAAACTAATCCCGATAACTACCTAAAAGACGAGGAAGGCAACTTCAAGCTAAAAGCTGATGGAACCCCCCGCAAGAAAGGTGGTAGACCAAAAGGCTCACAGGGTAGAGGGTACACGTACCACTCAGAAACCAAAGCCAAACAAGCAGCAAAGCGCAGCGTAAGAGACAAAGAGAAAAAACTCAAGTCAGCGCAGAACAAAATAGATAACTACAAGAAGTCTATAAGCAAAACTAAAAAGACTCTCAGCAAGCTCGAAAACGAGAATGAATCAAAGCTCGTAAGCGCCGAAGAGCTGGAAGGCATCCCAACAGCCCTGCAAGCTGAAGCAACTGAGGATGTCATCTTTAAGGCTAACGAAGGCCCACAGGAAGACTTCCTCGCAGCCGGTGAAACAGATGTGTTGTATGGTGGCGCAGCAGGGGGTGGTAAGTCATACGCCATGCTTATTGACCCGCTGAGATTTGCACACCGCCCAGCACATCGAGCACTGATTATCAGACGCTCTATGCCGGAATTGCGAGAACTTATTGACAAGAGTCGGGAGCTATACCCAAAGGCATTTCCCGGCGCTAAGTACAAAGAAGTAGAGAAGCTCTGGATATTCCCAAGCGGAGCAAAGATGGAGTTTGGTTTCTTGGAGCGTGATGCAGATGTATACCGCTATCAAGGTCAAGCATACAGCTTCATAGGCTTTGACGAGATTACACATCTCCCCACAGAGTTTGCTTGGAACTATCTAGCTTCGCGTTTACGTACTACTGACCCAGACATTGAAACGTACATGCGTTGTACAGCAAATCCCGGCGGTTCTGGGGCTAACTGGGTAAAAAAGAGATACATAGACCCAGCGCCACCCAATGAAAGCTTTAGGGGCGCAGATGGTCTTACGCGAAAGTTTATACCAGCTAGATTACAGGATAACCCCTACCTAGCTAAAGACGGACGATACGAGCAGATGCTAAACGCTCTACCGCCAACACAGCGTAAGCAACTGTTGGACGGTAACTGGGATGTTGCAGAAGGCGCAGCATTCACAGAGTTCAACCCGTTTGACCATGTGATAACACCCTTCGAGATTCCAATACACTGGGAACGAAGTAAAGGGATTGACTATGGTTATGCTTCAGAAAGTGCATGTGTATGGGGTGCAGTTGACCCCAGTGACGGTACACTGATTATATATCGTGAACTGTACCGCAAAGGGTTATTAGGCACTGAGCTGGCTGGAATGTTGACTGAGATGGAAATGGAAGACCCCTTCTCAGTCCAAGGAGTGCTCGATACAGCGTGTTGGAGCCGAACAGGTACTACAGGCCCAACAGTTGGCGAAACCCTTCAGAGAGCCGGACATAAGCTCAGAAGGGCAGACAAGAACAGAATACAAGGAAAGATACAGATTCACGAATACTTGAAGCTCACGCAAAGCGGTAGACCCAAAATACAAATATTTAATACATGTCCTAACCTGATACGCGAGCTTCAAAGTATTCCTTTAGATAAGGCAAAGCCAGAAGACGTAGATACACACGCATCAGACCACGCATACGATGCACTACGCTACCTTATTATGGCTAGACCACGTATCAATGATACAATAAACCAGCTCAGGCAGTTTAGGAGAGAATCACACTTCACGCCGTCTGACTCAACATTTGGATACTAATATGGCACACTGTACTAAAAAAACAAAGTATAATAATGGCGGTTTAGTTGCCCGTAAAGAATTCAAAGGTATTGGTTCTATTGAAGGAAACCTGTCTGGAAATCAAGGCTACCGTGCTGGAGAAGTAAAGGCATCTACCAACTTAGGCGGCACAAAAGTAACGGCAAGCAAGTTTAAAGACTCAATGGGTAGCTCGTCTACAAACTACAGCCTAGAAAAACAAATGAAAGGTAAGTCTTCTGCTGGTGTAAAGCTAGGTAAAAACCCAAGCGCTACTTACTCTAAAGATTTAGGAAAGGGATTTACACTAAAAGCACAGGTAGGTAAAAACTATCGTGGCATGTCAATCTCTAAGCCCCTATAAAGGAACAGTACATGAACGAAGAAAACGAAGAGTACGGAACAGCAGACGAAATCTACTTCGCAGCAGAAGAAACTGCTGGTGGTTTAGAATTAAACCTAGAAGAAGATGTACGTAACCGTTTCGTAGGTTTAGTAGAAGACAGATACGCATCTGCTGAACAGGCTAGAGACTTTGATGAAAAGCGTTGGCTAACGGCCTACCACAACTTCCGTGGCATCTACAACAAAAATGTACGTTTCCGTGAAAGCGAGAAGTCTAAAGTATTCGTCAAAGTAACCAAGACCAAAGTATTAGCAGCGTTCGGTCAGCTAGTGGACGTTATCTTTGGTACAGGTGAGTTTCCTATTGGTGTACGTGAAACACAACTGCCCGAAGGCATTGCAAAGTACACGCACCTAGAACAAGGTCAGACAGGCATCGAAACTAGCGCTCCAGAGTACGAAGCTCCAGCAGAAGCAGAAGCCCCTGCGCCTATCTCACCCTATGATGTTGGTTATGCCGGTGATGGCCGAGATGAGCCTTTCAAAGCTGGTGAAACACTTACAGCCACAAAAGATGTATTGTCTGAAGCTATTAAAGAAGCAGGGATAACTTTTGCAGAAGGCGCTTCACCAAACCCACAAACACTAGAACGCTCTCCTGCTAAGGAAGCGGCACGAAATATGCAGGTACTAATCCATGACCAGATTGAAGAGTCAGGCGGTTCAAGCGAACTACGAAACGCTCTTCTCGAATCTGCTCTGTTTGGTACGGGAATTGTAAAAGGCCCATTTAACTACAACAAGACGCTAAGCCGTTGGACAGTAGAAGAAGGTGAGCGTATATACAACCCGCTTAATGTACGTGTGCCTCGCATTGAGTTTGTAAGTATTTGGGATTTCTTCCCAGACCCCTCCGCAACATCAATTGATGATTGTGAATATATAGTACACCGACATAGAATGAACAAGTCGCAGCTTAGAGCGTTAAGCAAGATGCCGTTCTTTAACAAAGATGCTATTCGTGGTTGTCTCCAGATGGGGCCAAATTACACGGAAAAAGACTATGAGCATGAGTTAAAAGACGACCAGCGCACAGAAGACTATGGTTCTGGACAATTCGAGGTGTTAGAGTATTGGGGAATTATGGATGCAGAGTACGCAAGAGAAGTCGGGATGGAACTGCCTGACGAGGTTGATGACTTAGATGAAGTACAAGTTAATGCTTGGGTTAGTAATGGTAAGCTTTTACGTGGGGTTGTTAATCCATTTACACCTTACCGACTCCCATACAATGCCTTTCCTTACGAGCGTAATCCTTATTCTTTCTTCGGTATTGGCGTTGCTGAGAATATGGACGACTCCCAACAAATAATGAACGGCCATGCACGTATGGCTATTGATAACCTTGCGTTAGCCGGTAGCTTGGTGTTTGACGTAGATGAGTCAGCCCTCGTAGGTGGACAGTCTATGGATATATATCCCGGAAAAGTATTTCGCCGTCAGGCTGGAATGCCGGGGCAGGCTATTCATGGTGTCAAATTTCCGAACACTTCTCAAGAAAATATGATGATGTTCGATAAATTCCGACAGTTAGCTGACGAACAAACAGGCATCCCAAGCTACTCGCATGGTCAGACAGGCGTACAAAGCATGACAAGAACTGCGTCTGGCATGTCTATGTTATTGGGTGCAGCGTCACTAAACATTAAAACAGTTATCAAGAACATTGATGACTTCTTGCTAAAGCCTCTTGGCGAAGCATATTACCAGTGGAACATGCAGTTCTTTGAAGGGCAGCTTGATATTCAGGGTGACCTCGAAGTTCGTGCTATGGGTACAAACAGCTTGATGCAAAAAGAAGTACGCAGCCAGCGACTAACCATGTTCCTACAAACTGCACAGAATCCTGCTATTGCACCGTTTGTTAAAATCTCTAAGATTGTCAGTGAGCTGGCTTATAGCCTTGACCTTGACCCCGATGAGATTCTTAACGACCCTGAAGAAGCAGCAATCATGGCACAAATCATAGGAGCACAAAATGTTGGACAAGGAGATGGCGGGACGGCTGGGGCCGCTGGTCAACAATCCGGAGCTATGGGAGGCTCTGAAGGAGCACCTCAACAACCTCCGCAACTTGGAGCTACAGGGACTGGCGGTGGAAACATCGGAACTGGGTCTGTACCGCAGGCAGGGGAAAGCGAGTTCACTGGCTAACCTAATGAACTTAAAAGAACAGGCAATAGAAGCACGTCAAAGAGCAGAGGAAAAATAATGAAGAAAGTACCTAAAATAAAATACGCAGTAGGCTCAGTAGCTCAAGCAGCAGCAGAAGGTGCAGATTCTTTATTGTCTGAAGCCCGTAAAGATGTTGTAGCTGCTCGTGGCCCTGAACCCGCTATGCCAAAAGAAGTTGAAGAAATGGCAGAGGCCGTATCTAAGGTACAGGGAAGCGCAGAGTCTGAAGCTCCTAAGATTGCAGCAGAGAATTTAAAAGACACTACAAAACTTGTAAACTCTTTTAAGTTCCAAGGCGGCAACAAGAAAATGGACAAAGCGTATATCATGGAATCTTTAAGCGCTGTTTCTGATTCTGCTATTGTAGAGTCTAAGCAATCTATTGCTGAATTCATTACTGACCTCCATCGCACACAGATTGACGAAGAGTCTAAGCCTTTATTATCTACAGATGATTTCAAAAAGCTTACTAGCTTTGCAAGCTCAGAAGAGCGTGTAGAAAAGAATGAGGGCGGTGAAGTATCCGATGTAGACAAGTACATTACCCTATACGGTCAAATGGAACAGTCTATGGACAAAGCTGGAACAAAAGAAGAAAAAATGAAAATCTTTGAGCGTTGGCAAAACGTAGAAGATTCTTTTGATAGTCAAGTTAGCATGAAAGCTCGAATGCAGATGGATGCAGAAAATGAAGGCCGTGAAGATTTTGCAATGGGCGGTTCGCTAATGGCTCCCGACATGCCAGTAGATACATATGATAACATTCCACCTGAAGAAATGGAAGCGGTAAAAGCTACACAACTTCCAGACGATGAAATGGAAGACGAGTATGCAGGCTTTGTGTTAGACCAAGCCCTTACTCCAGAAGACCAAGATTACTTGCTTAACGCTATTGAAGGCGATGAGCGACTAGGCACTATCTTTGATAAGGTCATGGATATTGCCGGAGAATTTGCTGGTGAAGGCGCTGTAGAAGGGCCGGGAACTGGCACATCAGATTCGATACCCGCAAGGTTGTCGGATGGTGAATTTGTTTTCACCAGAAAAGCAACTGACCAAATAGGTACGGATAAGCTTCAGTCTATGATGGATGATGCTGAACGTGCATATGATGGCGGTTTAATGAAAAAGTACATGGGTGGTGGCATACTGTCTAACGAGGAAATGGAAGACCCTGATAAGGAAGTCCATGACCAGATGTTAGGCGCTAATGCAATGCCCAGTGTACGCAAACGATAAGGCCACCCGAAAGGCCCCTTATCACTTTTAATTTTAACCTAGAGGCCACCTTGTAGTATCAAGCCCTATTCTTCAAACGCGAGTTGAGTAGCTACCTTGAAAAGACGACAAGCCCCAAAAGGAGCAGTGACGATGAGTGAAGTACAAGAAGTACAACAAGAAGAAACAGCAAACCCATACAACATGAGAAAAGACTATGGCGGCGAACAAGACGCTCCTTTTCAAAGTGCAGATGGAGTTTATCATAAACCTAGTCAGGCCACCTCTAAAGCAGCCCCTGATGAAGAAAACGCTAATTATAAAAAGCGATACGATGATTTAAAGAAACACTACGATACTAAGATTAACGAGTTTAAACAGAAAGAACAAGAACTTCAAGCCGAAGCTCGAATGACACAGCAAGTTGAACAGGCCGTTCGTCACGAGGATGCAGTAGAAGCAGAACAAGTTCAGGACGAGTATGTAGAAACGGCACCCGCTGTAGAGACTGATGACAGGCTCTCAGCACTTGAAGAACGTGAAGCCAAGATTGCACGTAAGGAAGCAGAACAAACTCTTTACTCTGCACATCCTGACTTTGCAGACATTCGCAAAAGTGATGAGTTCCATTCGTGGGCTAAGTCACAACCGGAAGCTATTCAAGACTGGGTGTATAATAATCCAAACAACGTAGATTTGGCAGTCAAAGCTATTGATTTATATAAATTAGAAAGCGGTATCCAAGTTTCTCAAGGTACTTCGCAACAGTCACAAACTTCGACCAAAGCTTCAGCGGCTGATATGGTATCAACTAAAACAACTGCTGTTGACGCTAAAGAAGCAAAAGTATGGTCACAAAGGGAAATTGCTGCCCTGTCTATGGCTGATTACGATAAATATGAAAAAGAAATTGATTCAGCCATCATGGAAGGCAGAGTAGTAGCTTAATTTTACAATTGTCTTTAAATAAGGAAACATAATCATGGCTCAATATTTTGAACCCGGAACAGATACAAACGCTAACTTTGCGAACTCTGTCGCAGGACAGAACAACTCTTACTTCTTGCCTGCTGTTTACTCGAAGAAAGTCCTTAACTTCTTCCGTAAAGCATCGGTTGCAGAAGCTATTACTAACACTGACTATGAAGGTGAAATCTCTGCCTTCGGTGATTCTGTACGAATCATTAAAGAGCCAGTAATTAGCGTTAGCGCCTATACTCGTGGTAGCGATACTACTGCTACTAAGCTGACTGACCAAGAAATCAATCTGGTTGTTGATACAGCTAACGCCTTTAAGTTCATCGTAGACGACATCGAAACTTCTATGTCTCACGTAAACTTTAAAGAAGTTGCTGCTTCATCTGCTGCTTACGCTTTGCGTGACGCATTTGATGCTGCTGTAATTGCTGCTGGCTTTGCTGGTCTGTCTGCTTCTGGCCCTGACCACACTCTCGGTACTGATAGCGCTACTCACCTTGGCGCTGGCGTATACGATGGTTCAGGCGCAGTTGGCTTGGACGTAACCGACCCGCTTGACCTGCTGGCTAAGTTTGCCCGTCTTCTTGACGAGCAGAACGTACCGGAAGAAGGTCGCTGGGTAGTTGCACCTCCTAGCTTCTACGAAGAACTGTCTCAGTCTGGCTCTAAGCTTCTGTCTGTTGACTTCAATGCTGGTCAAGGCTCCATTCGTAACGGTCTAGTTACTTCTGGTTTGCTCCGTGGCTTTAGCATGTACAAGTCTAACAACGTAGCTGCTCCAAGCAATGCTGATGGCAAGATTCTTGCTGGTCACATGTCAGCTATCTGTACTGCACAGACTATCACTAGCACTGAGGTCATTCGTGACCCAGATAGCTTCGGTGACATCTGTCGTGGTTTGCACGTATTCGGTGTTAAAGTCCTCCGTGACGAAGCACTCGTTGGTGCGTTCTACAACGTATAAGCTGTATCTAAATAAGTGCGGGGGCTGTAAAAGGCCCCCAATCTTTTAACAAATTAAAAGGCAAGAGAACCTATGGCAACATCTTACTTAGACTTAACCAATGAACTTCTTAGAGAACTAAATGAAGTTACTCTGGATTCGGCTAACTTTTCTTCTGCTGTAGGAGTTCAGGGCCATGTTAAAGATTCTATTAACAAAGCATACTTTGACATTATTAACTCAGAACCTCAATGGCCTTTCCTTTCTGCTGGAGACAGCGGCGAAGTTGACCCTATGTACGGCAACGTATATGTCGAAACAGTGATAGGTCAACGATATTATGAATTAAAAGCTTCAAGTGATTCCATCAAAAATGACTACGGTTCAATTGACTGGGATAACTTTTACATAACTACAGTAGGCGTAGCAGGAGCAACTGCACCCTACGTAGGACAAAATCTACGTTTTACCACCACGGAAGAATGGAAAAGCTTTCGCCGTGTTGGAGAAAACTTAGATGATGCAGACACTCAGTCATTCGGCGAACCTGACAGAGTTATACGCAGCCCAGATTCACGTAAGTTTGGACTTAGCCCAATCCCCGACAAAGTTTATCGTGTTTGGTTTTATGCTTGGAACTTACCTACAAAGTTTGTCGCATATAGCGATGAAGTAGTATTCCCAGAAATGTACACCACAGTATTGTTGGCTCGTGCAAGATATTACATTCACCAGTTTAAAGATAATCCTCAAGCTGCTTCTTTTGCAGCAGACGATTATAAAAAAGGTTTACGCAGTATGCGCTCAAACCTCATTGAGCCTACTCCGTTTTACATGACTGACGATAGAATGAGACTCGTATAATATGGCAGCTTCACAACCTTTTGGTTTTTCCGCTAAGGGTGGTTTAAACACCAACCTTAACGAAATACAAATGCTTGGACAGCCGGGAATTGCGACAGAGCTTCGTAATTTTGAGGTTGACCCTGATGGCGGCTACCGCCGTATTAGCGGCTTTACAGCTTATGGCGGCACTTCCGCTGCTAGACCTAATGGCGGTTTACCTGTATTAGGAATTAAAACATATGCAGACGGCGTTATTGTTTGCAGTGGAACAGACATTTTTTTCAGTAACGATGGAGCAACATGGTTACAAATTAATAGAGCATCTGTACATGCTTCCGGTGACAATTACTCAACCTTTACAGGTCGCTCAGTCTTGGCTCGTACAGGACAAGAACAAACCTCGATAGAGATTTACGAGGGCAGTAAGTCTGTATATGGAGAAGTAGTAATTTGTGACGGAGCTAACAAGCCCTATTACTTCTACATGACAGGCACTGGAGCATTAAACACTAGAACTTTTTATTCTAGTGAGGTTACGGTAAACAGCACTGAAGCTCCTAAAGTCTGTACAATACACAGTAACCACCTTGTAGTGGGAGGAACCGCAGAAAACCCTAACCAAGTATATTATAGTCATTTGCACGAAATGAACAACTTTACCGGCACAGGTTCAGGTGAAGTAAGACTAGCAGATAAAGTCATAGGTCTTAAAAGCTTTCGTGGCGACTGTATTATATTTTGTCAAAACAGTATTTATAGATTAGTAAACATTGAATCTAATGATGCAACCACTGCTATTATTCCAATTACTAAAAACGTAGGTTGTGTAGACGGCCAAAGCATTCAAGAAATTGGAGGTGACTTAGTATTTTTAAGCCCAGATGGTATTCGTACACTAGCGGGTACAGCACGTATTGGTGACGTTGAGCTAACTTCTGTAAGCAGAAACATTCAGCGAATTATTGGTGAAATAACAAGAAACATAAACAACCTTGTAATTACAAGCGTGGTGCTTCGGTCTAAGTCACAGTACAGATTATATTATAATAATCAAGCTCAATCCTCTTCTTTGTCTAAAGGAATTATTGGAACTTTTACAGGCCAAGGTTTTGAGTGGTCTGAAACTCAAGGAATTGAAGCGCCTGCACTAGATAGTGGATTTTTATATTCTGGCGTTGAGCAAGTTGTTCATGGAGATACTGACGGATATATTTATAACCACGACACAGGGCTTTCTTTTTTACATTCAGGAAGCGCAGCGAACATTGATGCTTTATATGAAACTCCTTACTTAGATTTTGGCGACATGGGTACACGCAAGACTTTACACTATGCTAAAATTTCTGTAAGCCCAGACGCAGATGCAGGCGGTTTTGCACAACCAAGCTTAAAAGTACAGTTTGATTTTGAAGATGTGATTGTTCAGCAGCCTCCTGTTTATGTTCTTCCTGAAATAAGAGGAGGCGCAACTTTTGGTACTGCTTCTTTTAATGTCGCTTACTTTGGCTCAACAGACAACCCACTCATAAGACAAACAATTCAAGGCAGTTGCTACACAAGTAATTATACAATTAGCAGCAACGACCAACTTGCGCCTTACACAATTAATGGCTTATACATAAACTACGTTCCCGCAGGCAGGAGATAATTAGATGGCAGGTACAAGCTACACAAGACAAAGCACAATTGCAGACGGTAATCTAATCACTGCTGCCCTTTTTAACAACGAATTTAATCAGATTGTAAACGCTTTTGCGTATTCAGCTTCTGGCACTACAGGACACACTCACGATGGTAGTGCAGGACAGGGCGGTGCAATTTCAAAGATTGGCGACCAAGATTTTAAAAATAAAATTGAAGTTAGCATAACTAATAATCGCATTGAGTTTTACTCTGAGGTGGGTGGTGCTCCTGTAGAGCAGGTACGCATTCAAGACGGAGCCATTGTTCCGGTCACGGACAGCGATGTAGACCTCGGTACAACTTCTGTAAGATTTAAAGATGCGTATGTTGATAGCGTTACTGTAACTAATAACATTGTAGTAGCAGGAACTGTAGATGGTCGTGATGTTGCAACTGACGGCACAAAGCTCGATGGCATTGAAGCCAGTGCTACAGCAGACCAAACTAACGCAGAGATTCGAGCAGCGGTTGAAGCTGCAACAGACTCAAATGTATTTACAGACGCTGACCACACAAAGCTTAATGCAATTGAAGCTAGTGCAACTGCCGACCAAACAGACGCAGAAATTCGCGCAGCCGTAGAAGCTGCTACAGATTCTAATGTGTTTACGGACGCAGACCACACAAAACTTAATGCAATTGAAGCAAGTGCAGACGTTACTGATACTACTAATGTTACAGCCGCTGGCGCGTTAATGGATAGTGAAGTTACTAACCTAGCACAAGTTAAAGCCTTTGATTCTTCTGACTACGCTACAGCAGCTCAAGGAACCTTAGCTACAAATGCTTTGCCTAAGTCTGGCGGTGCAATGACAGGCGCTATAACAACTAACAGCACTTTTGACGGTGTAGACATCGCTACACGCGATGGCGTGTTGACCACCACTACAACTACTGCAAACGCAGCACTTCCTAAAGCCGGTGGTGCAATGACCGGAGCTATAACAACTAACAGCACTTTTGACGGACGAGATGTTGCTGCTGACGGTACTAAACTTGATGGCATTGAAGCTAGTGCAGATGTAACGGACACAGCTAACGTAGTAGCTTCTTTAACAGCAGGCTCTAACATTACTATTGCTGCTGACGGAACAATTGCAAGCACTGCTTCAGGTGGTAATGAAACACTTCAACAAACATTAGCTATTGGAAATACTACAACTACTGATACTAAAATTCAGTTCCGTGACACAGGCTTATACATTAACTCTAGTGCTGATGGACAACTTGATATTGTTGCTGATACAGAAGTACAGATAGCTGCTACAACAGTTGATGTAAACGGTGTTTTAGATGTGTCTGGTAATATAGTAGCAGGAGGCACAGTTGATGGGCGTGATGTAGCTACTGATGGCACTAAACTTGATGGTATTGAAGCTAATGCAGATGTAACAGACGCAACTAACGTAACTGCTGCTGGCGCTTTAATGGACAGTGAACTA